CGCCTAGCCGCCGTCGCCCCGAAGATGGGGTCTGCACCCCTCGTTGAAGCCCTCGTTAAAGGCATGTTCAAAGCCCGTTCAATCGGTGATCTGCGCGATGGCTGATCCCAGCGACAAGCCCGGATACAGTTTCGACCCCGGCCCCCCGCCAGAGGCCAGCCGGTTTCTGGCAAACAAGGGCATGCGCCCGTCGTTTTCCTGGCAGGACGTCGAACCGGAAGAACACGCGGTCGCCTTCACCGTGGCCAAGTCCACGGGCTTCGACATCCTGAGCGATGTGCGCGGCGCGTTGCAGGAAGCGCTGGACGAAGGTCTGTCCTTTGCCGAGTTCCAGAAGCGGCTGCGCCCCAAGCTGGAAGAGAAAGGCTGGTGGGGCAAGGCCGAGGCCACCGATCCGCTGACCGGCGAAGTCAAACCCGCGCAGTTGGGCAGCCCGCGCCGCCTCAAGACGATCTACCGCGCCAACCTGCGCACGGCCCGCGCGGCAGGTCAGTGGGAGAGGATTGAGCGCACCAAGCATGTGATGCCTTACCTGCAATACAACCTTGGCCCCAGCGAGCGGCACCGCCCGCATCATGAGGCCAAGGCGGGTCTGGTCCTGCCGGTGGACGATCCGTTCTGGGACGGGTGGATGCCGCCGAACGGCTGGGGCTGCAAATGCTGGGTGCGCCAGATTTCGCCGCGCGAAGCTGCCGAGCTGGGCGTGAATGAGAGCCCGGTTATTGATCTTGTGAAAAAGGTCAACGCTCGCACCGGCGAAGTCCGCTGGGTTCCCGACGGGGTCGATCCGGGCTGGGAGCGCAATCCGGGCAAGCTCAGGCTGGAGGCCATGGAGTCGCATTTGCGTGGCAAGTTGCTGGACGCTGCGCCAGACGTCGCACAGGCGGCAATGAAGGACATGGCTTCGAGCTGGCGGGTTCAGCGGATTGCGGCGGGCGAGGTCAAAGGCGAGGTTCCGATTGCCCTACTGCCCGATGACGTGGCCGCAGAGGTGGGCGCGCCCCGCACGGTGGTCTTCAATGACCGGACCGCGCGGCACCTCTTTGCCGAAAAGGCTGACAGGAGTCTCGCCGATCTGCCTGATCTGGGACTTATGGCGCAGGAGGGGGCAAGGTTCGCGGTCGAGCTTGATCCCAAGGGACGCAGATCGGTTCATGTGATGATCCCCGGCGCACCTGGGCAAAAGGCGCTGACGGCTGTTCTCTTTTTCGGGGAAGACAGCATGTTCCTGACCACAAAGTTCCGCATGGCCGCAGACAAGTGGGCGCGCCGGATGGCGCGTCGGGGAAATGCAATAGTGAGGTGATGGCGGAGCCTGGAGGGCCGGTGATCCCTCACAGCTTCAAGACTGGCTACCCGAGAATGACTCAGGCTCCGCTGAGGGAAAGATACGCCGCTCCAGATGAGATTTCAAGATTGGCGTCCAGAATTGGCAGTCTGTGGCGGGCAAAAGCGACGCATTGCGCCGTGAGAGCCGCGTTAAACACCCATTTAATACCCTTGTCGGGTTTTTGCGGGTCGTTTACCGTGGCGGGCAGTTAAGAGGCCCACAGGGGCCGATTTTCCGACACCCCTCAAATCCGCAGAACTGCCCCTGAACGAATTCAAAGGCGATAGTAGCGCCGCGCTTCGACATTGTCGCCCTCATGGTGATGTCGAACAATACACAACTGACCGCGATTGCGCTGAACTTCGAGGGCAACTCTGCCCCCGACTGGATACAGCTCACGCCGCAGGGTCCATCCATCGAAGGCCGTGACGGTCGGCGCTGGTCTCTCAATGATCCCGAACAGATCGTGGCTGCGTTTCGCGAAAACGGCGCGAAGCTGCCCATCGATCTGGAACACGCGACCCAGCTGAAGGGTGCGAAGGGCGAACCTGCCCCCGCAGTCGGCTGGATCGACGAGATCGAGGCCCGCAACGGCGCGATCTGGGGCAAGGTCGATTGGCTGGAAGAGGGGCGCAATGCCGTCTCGACCCGCGCCTATCGCTACATCTCCCCCGTTTTCAAGTTCGCCAAGGCCAGCGGCGCGATTGCCCGCATGGTTTCTGCCGGTTTGACCAACACCCCCAATTTGCAACTCGCGGCCCTCAATTCCGAGGACGCGGAAGAGGAGAGAGAAGACATGGACAAAGCCGTCCTTGAGGCGCTTGGCCTCAATTCCGATGCCAGCGCGGCGGACGCCGTGGTGGCCATCGGCAAGCTGAAAGAGGCCGAGCAAACCGCGCTCAACAGCGCCGACCGCGAGCTGTTCATCCCCAAGGCCGACCACGAACTGGCCCTGAACCGGATCGCCGAATTCGAAGCCGGTGAGAAGACCCGCGAAGACGAGGCCATGAACGCCGCTGTCGATGCCGCCATCGAGGCGGGCAAGGTCGCGCCGTCCAGCCGCGAATTCCATCTGGCCACCTGCCGCGCGAACGGGGTCGATGCTTTCACCAAGATGATCGGCACCCTGCCGGTGATCGCGGGCAAGTCGGGTCTGGATCAGAAAGACCCCGGCGCTGGCACCGCCACCGCCCTGAACGCCGAGGAGATCGCTGCCGCCGATGCTCTTGGCATGTCCCACGAAGATTTCGCTGCGGCGAAAGAGGAGTAACCCCAGATGATCGTTACCGCAGCTCAGGTCGCCGCCCTTCAGGTCGGCTTCAAGAAGAACTTTCAGGACGCGTTCAGCGCCGTCCGCCCGAACAGCGATTACACCCGCGTCGCCACCGTGATCACCTCGACCTCCAAGTCCGAGACCTATGGCTGGCTGGGCAAGTTCCCGAAAATGCGCGAATGGATCGGCGACCGTGTCATCAAGGACATGGAAGCGCATGGCTATTCCATCGTGAACAAGGATTTCGAGGCCACCGTCGATGTCGATCGCAACGACATCGAGGACGACAACCTGGGCATCTACGCGCCGCTGTTTCAGGAAATGGGCCATTCTGCCGGTCAACAGCCTGACGATCTGACCTTTTCCCTGTTGAAGGACGGCGCGACCGAGGTCTGTTTCGATGGTCAGTATTTCTTCGACACCGATCACCCCAGCTTTGACGAAGACGGCGCAGCGACCACCGTGTCGAACATCAACAGCACCGGCGGGGCGAACCCCTACTGGTATCTGCTGGACACCTCGCGCCCGTTGAAGCCGCTGATCTATCAGGAACGCAAGAAGCCCGAGTTCGTGGCCAAGACCGACCCGAAAACCTCTGACACCGTCTTCATGTCGAAGAAGTTCATCTACGGCGTGGATGCCCGGTGCAACGTGGGCTTCGGCCTGTGGCAGATGGCCCATGCATCGAACGCCGCGCTGAACGGCGACAGCCTGGACGCGGCGATCAAGGCCATGCGGGGCTTGCGCGACAGCAACGGTCGCCCGCTGGGCATCAAGCCGAACCTGCTGGTGGTCGGGCCTGACTTGCGCTCTGCCGCGAACAAGACCGTCAAGGTCATGCTGGGCGAAGGCGGCGCATCGAACGCGAACTACAACGCGGTCGAGGTGCTGGACACGGATTGGGTGGCATGATGCTGAAAGCAATCTGGATACGCACCGCAGGCAAGCGCAAAACCTTCTGGCGCTGTGGCCGTCAATGGACCGACAAAGAGCAGCTGGCGCTGGCATCGGATTTTACCCCCGATGAAATGGCCCGCCTGCAGGCTGAAAAGGCGCTGGCATGGCGTCCTGCCGAGGCGCTGGATTTGGACAGCACCACGCCGAAAGAGCCGGTCGATCCGGCAGCTTGGGCTTTGGAGCGTCTTGTCGCGGTCATTCCGGCCCTGCCTGCCGATGCCTTCACCGAAAAGGGAACGCCCAAGCTCGACGCGCTGCGCGCTGCAGTGAAGGGCGAGGCCGATGTGCTGGAAGCCCTGAACGCGGAGCTGCGTGATCAGGCGATGGAGAAACTGACCGAGGGCGGGTTCGTTCCGCCCAAAGATACCACCGGCGCATAACCGGAACCGCGCGCCTTCGGGGGTGGGCGCGCGGCAGGCTTTGGCCTGAAGCACAACACCCCCGCAGAATTCGAATTGGTCAGGGGGGCGACATCCCACCCTTTTGCAAACCCCTGACCACCAGCCTGCGCCGGAGTTGGAAGCACCGGCGCAGGCCACGGATAACAGGAGCGCCCCATGGCCTATGCCACGCAAGATGATATCGTCACGATCTACTCTGCCGATGCGCTGTTCGTCGCCGAGCGCGACGGCGCGGTTGACGGTGCTGCCGTGGTGCGCGCCCTGGACAGCGCCAGCGGCGAGATCGACAGCTTCATCGCGGTGCGCGTCCCGCTGCCTTTGCCCGAGGTGCCGGACCTGCTGGTCCAGTTCGCGGTCGATATCGCGCTTTACCGGCTGGCCAGCTCTGCCGCGATCATGTCGGACGAGCTGCGTCAGAGATACGAGGACGCGCTGGCGCACCTGCGCCGGATCGCCAAGGGCGAGGCCGCGTTGGTCCTGCCCGTGGCCCCCGATGCCGAACCGCAAAGCCCTGCGCCCATCGTGGCCGATGGCGAGCCGCGCCTGTTCACGCGCACTTCGCTAAGGGGGCTGTGATGTCGGGGCTGACGTTTGACCTTGCCATGGACGGTATCCCGACCGTGCTTGGACAGCTGTCCGGGCTGACCGATCTGGAAAGGTCCGATCTGGCCTTCAATATCGGCGCGCTTTTGGAAAGCTCGACCAAGCGCCGGA